TTATTTTAATAGCTCAATGCATTTCCGGAGCTGCCTAATATTTTTGTGGGTATAGACGCGCTCGGTGACATCGCCGCCCGCGTGCCCTAAGATACGCCGCTTGGCAGTTTCGTTGGCCCCGGCATTGTCAAGCAGGGTTGTGACAGTATGCCTGCAATCGTGTGTTGTATGGCCGGCAGCGTTGATGAGCTGCATGACTGAGCGCCAGATGATGCAATAGCGACTGTAGTCATATGGATTCCCGTTGGTGTCACTCAGAAGAGTGGTTCCGGGAGAATCCATCCTGGCAATTATCAATGGAAGGATTCTGGGATGGATGGGAATAATCCGGATGCCGGAAACGGTTTTGCTCTTGGTGATCCGGATGAAACGCTGCCGGATGTTGACGTCTGACTTATGGAGATGGAGCAGTTCTCCGACTCTCATACCCGTATAAAGCAATATCAGCACAGTATCAACGTTGGCCGCATCAATGTTATTCCATAACCGGTTAATCTTTTGCCGGCTAAACGGCTTGTGTGGTCTGACCTGCTTGTTCTTTCCGATGGATAAGAGGGGAGCATAGTTCTTGTTGGTAAGCTCGATTTTGCTGGCGTACTGAGAGAGTAATGAAATAAGTGATCGCACTTTTTTAAGCGAGCTGTACGACAGCCCGCTTTTTCTCATGTCATCCATGATTCTTTGATAGTCCATGTATTTCAGACTGGCAAATGGTTCCTGGTGCAGGGATGAGAGATGCTTAAATGAGTTTTCATAGCTGCACAGTGTTGACCGTGATGGAACGGTATCTGCCGTATGTGCTGGCAGCCACCGATGGTATAGTTCTTCCAATGTGATTTGATGCCCAGGGAGGGAGTGATGATTATGAGTCTTGTTGTAGTCAGCTTGAAAGATTTCAGCGTCAATCTGGTTGGTAAAATATTCAACAGGCTTTTGCTTGCCGTTTTCCGATATTACAAAAACAAACGGCCTCCTCCGGTTTCCAGACAGCCGTTTGATGCAACCGTATCCATTTGGTTTACGCATAATAAAAAACCTCCTTTTACGGAGGTCATTTTACTATATGGAGGATAATAAATGAGGAGTTCAACGAATGTAGATTATTATGTTTCCGGCTTTGACTCAACCGGCAAGAGGGTAGGGTCCATTATCTGCGACTTTGACCCAAACAAAGAAAAGAATTCAGACAAGCTGTCTGTACTTATAGATAAAGCGAAAGGGCTATTTAGCGATGCGGAGGTTGTAGAAGTTATCTCTGCCGCCGACTATGCAATGTATTTGTCGGGCGAGTATGTAAGGGGAGCTGATGGCAAGCCAATTGCTTACGTTGCACCGGAACCAACTGCTGCAGAAAAGAAAGCCTCTGCTATTGCTACCATCAAAGCTAAATACCAGCCGACTTTGGACAACCTTGTAGAAGCAAGGGTAAAAGCGGCTATGCTGGGCGCTGATACCTCGAAAATTGACAGCCAGTATAAAACCACACTCGCCAATATGGCGGCTGAAATTAAAAACGCATAAGGGGGTTAAATCATGGAATTTTGCGAATACTGCGGAAACATGCTGAATGAAGACGGGCGATGCCCTTGGGACGAATGCCCACACAATGCCATCATCGATGCGATGGCAGAAGCAAAAGCGGCCGATGAGAAGAAAGACAAGAGCGAGGACAAAACCTGATGGAATTCATGGGGCAGATTTACGGGTACGCATACAAGACAGTGTGCAGTATTCCGGTCGGGTGGCCATTTAAATTGGCCGGCGGAGCAGTACTTCTGGTGCTGGCTAGACATGCTATGCTGTTTACTGCGTTCACGGCTCTTGTTGCGATAGATTTATTTGCGAAGTTTATTGCATTGTCTTATGAAATGCTGAAGGCCCAGGAGAATGAGAATCCATCGCTTGTGGAGTCAATCAAAGCTATCCCGGAGGCACACAGGAAGAGGATTATCAACAGTCATGAGATGAAGACGCAGTTTCTAGGGAAAATCCTCATGTACATTTTTGCCGTCATTGCGGCAGGCTTTGCGGATTACATGATCGGTAACGTAAATTTCGGGCAGATCGTGATTGCTTACTTGGCTTCAACAGAGTTTCTCAGTGTTATCGAAAATTTAGACGATGCCGGGGTATCCGCTCTACACGGACTGGTGAGCTTAGTGAGAAGAAAAACGGGGGGGCCGCAATGAAAGGGATTGACGTATCGGAGCACAATGGATCCATCAACTGGCAGGATGTAGTGGATGACGGGAACGAGTTTGTCATCATCCGCCTGGGGTGGGGAAATCGTCACCTGGACGAAAGGTTCTATGATAATTTCAATGGAGCCCTGGATGCCGGGTTAAAAGTAGGCATTTATTACTATTCCGAAGCCACAGACGCTTCAGAAGCGGCCACTGAAGCAGAGTTTGCACTTTATGTCATGCAGGATGCGGGAATTACTCCCGACATGCTGGAGATGGGATTTTGGTTTGATGAAGAAAATGACAACTGGAAATCGGACAGGCTGACTGATCCGGAAGAGATTACGGATATCTGCACAACATTCATCAACGCTCTGACAGAAGCCGGATACCTTTGCGGACTGTATGCCAACTATGATTACCTGACCAACGTCATTGATATGAGCCGCCTTCCAGGTGTTCCTGTATGGTGCGCCCAGTATAACAGCCAGTGCGACTATGATGGTGCTGCCATCTGGCAGTGCACGGGCAGCTATTTTATCAATGGAGCCCAGTTTGATAAGAACTATTCTTTCTGAGGAGGATTCATGGATAATGAAGATAAGAAAATCTATGCTGCCATGGCTGCTATTGCCGTTCTTCTTCTTTCCGGCTTTGTATGGTTCTTCTGTGCAGGCAGAAGCGATGTATCAGATATCAGAGAGCGAGCTGACAACACTAGAGCAGAACTTACAGACGCTCGAAGCGCACAGCAATCAGAAGCAGGAGCTATTGAATCAGCAGCAGAAGCAGTTAGCCGAAGCTCAGAATCAATTAGAGACAGCCAGCAAACAACTGGAGAAATCGAAAGAACAGAACGCACAGACGCAGAAATCATTAGACAGAGCCAATCAATCATTGAAAAAGTTAGAGCAAGAGGCAAAACGGAAAATCAGAGTTAAGACAAGGCAAAGAAATATGTGGATAGCCATTTCCGGACTGCTTGCCACGGTAGTAATGGCAAAATAAAAAAAGCCGTATCAGCTTAAAGAAATGTAGGTTGATACGGCTTTTTAAAATGCAAAAAAGTTAGATTTTATCGAAGGAAATCAGCATTTTCTTATTGACGTTATACCGGAAAAGATATATAATATATACAGAGTTAAGGAGAAAGGAGGTGGTCAAAATGAGCATAGAGAAATCAGATTGGGAATGGTTAATCTCAATCATAACAAGTATTGCAGTTCCACTCATTATTGAATGGATGAAAGCAAAAGGGCTCTTCAATCAGCACCACGCAAATGAAACTGATTGAAAAGCCTTGGTAAGAGGGAGGGTAGGAACACTCCCCGCTTACCTCATTATAGCACAGGGAGGTTTAAAATGAAATTTTATGACTATATTTTCATGGGACTTATCATTATCGCAATCAAAATGATTACGATAAACAAAAGCATGATAGAGGGGATTATTACTGGAGTTGTTATAGGCGGTTATATTGGATGGAGGCTATGGCATGACAATCGATGATGTGATGACAACGACAGAAGCTGCTGAAAGATGGGGTGTTGCGATTGTAACGATAAAGAAAGCCTGCGTTGGTCAAAAGGGACTTCCGCCGAGATTCAAGGAGGGAGAATTTAGGAAGTCAGGACATGCCTGGCTGGTCACGAAAGCGGGCATGGAGCGCCTGTATGGGAAAGAAAAAGAATAGCTGGGCGCAAAGTCGGGCGCAGTTGGCGGCCCGAAAGTTCCCTAAATGAGAATGGGACGGCATAGAAACGGCAGGAAATGCGATGGTATCTGATTCGCTGAATTTCATATAATTTATCATTCTCATTTGAAGGTCTCCGGAACCAGGTGTCGAGAGTTCGAATCCCTCTAGACGCACCAGAAATTTGAAATCCTTATGCCTTTTATCCGGCATAAGGATTTTTTGATAAGGAGGACCTATGGATAAGGACGAAAAAATCGATTCTTCGGAAGAAAGCGAACTGACGGAAGAAGAACTGCAGGAGTTCATGGCATCCTATAAAAGGGAGCTGGCCCATATCTATAAAATGGCCAGTGCCAAGAAAGCGTTCATGGCTCGTCAGCACCTGCCCCATCTGAAAGAGGCGCTGGAAGCCTGCGACCGGGATATGAGGGCGGATATTGAAGAACTGAAGCAGAAATATGGCATTCATTATTAA